GAACGGACGATTCGAGCGTCTTGTTTGGCCCTGCGGCATATTCCGACTCATTCAGCACGAGCAGCCCGTAGTCATAGCCGTCGATCGTCACATAGGCTTCCGCGATGGCGGCCGGACGCGCGCCGTCCCACTCTTTGCCAGCGCCGACCACGTAGCTGGCCTGAGACGCGACGGTGACATACGGCGAAAACTCGCGCCGATAGACCGCCAGGCCCTGGATGCTCCACGACTCCAGCAGTTGATTGAGCACGGCGAGCGCGTCGGCCTGCTCGTCCGTCGTCGGCGTCTCGCCGGATTCCACGGCCTCGATGAGGCGCATGGACCCGGTGATCAACTGCAGGGCGGTTGTCATTAGCTGAGCAGCGCCACGGCGCGTGCAGGCGTCAGCAGGCCATCATTCACAAGCTGCTCAATGACCGGCGTCGCTTCGGACATGGAAAAGCCGACATCGGACGAGACGGGGATCAAGGCAACGGACAGGCCAGCGGTCGATTCCGCATTGGCGAGCGCGGCGGCAAAGATGCCCGCCTTTTCTTCCGGGGTGAGTTGCGCGGTAATCTCGCGGGAGACCTTGTAGATCTCTGGCGGATAGTTGCGGTCGGAACCGGTGCGCGCCTCCCACTGCGGAGAGGTCGAGAACCAGCGCACGTTGCAGGACGGATCGCCGCCATCGGCGACAACAACGGCGATGGCTTCGGCTTCGGTGTAGTAGCGTGTAATGGCCATGATGATTCCTCAGACGGTAAGCGGGTCGAGCGCAGCGGCAGCCAGGAATATGGCATTCCACGCGGCGGGAGTTGGTACGGGCGTCAAGTTGGTACGCAGACGAGATGAGAACGGGTTGTCACGGTCGATTGGCGGACCAAGGCGCCAGAATCGTTGCCTCTTTGGCGTCAGCAATGCCACGGCGGCATCCAGCTGAGCCTCTGAGATTCCCGCAGCGGCGCAGGCCTGGACAAACTGCCATTTGCTGACAGTCGGGCGCGGGTCGAAGGTCACGACATCGGCGCCGGTATAGACGCGGATGACTTTCTCTGCCGGGATCACATGCACATGGGCTGCGTCTCCGGCCAGTTCCGCGGCGGCACGAGCGGCCTCAGCATCAGCCTCACGAGTTGGTCCTGTAAAAGTTAGTTTGGCCATGGTCTAGGCTCCGTAGGTAACTGTGGCGTCGGCGTGCAACAAAATAAATGACCCGGTATTTGTGTTATTCTGAAGGCTAATAGAGAAAGATTTATCACTTCCGGTATCAACAGAGGAGTACTCAGGAGCGCCTGAAACTGTTCCTCCAACCGATCCCACTCCTGTAACATACGATGTCCTACTATTGCATTGCAATGCTTCTGATCCCTGATTACGAATAGATACCAGATACTCTGCGTTCGGGTTGGTTGTTATCGGGCCGATTTGGCCTACCTGTGTAGCATCCAAATACAAACGCAAATATTTGTTGGTTGCACCATTGCTTCCAAGCGTTCGGAGGTACGCCTTAATAGCGCCATTTGGACCCAATGCTCCACCTGGAATCAAAAACCCTGAAGGCCCAGTGATTTCTGACGTTGTTTGATTCAGGCGCCCGGAGAGATTGACGGGGAAATTAGTCGGAGATGCCGGCCTAACGGGAACTCTGCTCGAATACGTATTGACGTACAAGGTTCCAGCCGTATCGCCGGAAAACACTGCCCAATACCAACCTGCCGGATAAGCGCTTCCGCCAAAACTGGCAGGCATGTAACACCATGCGCCTTTGAGTAAATTCCACGCGTTTGCGAGAATCGCCGCAGACAGCGTGAAAGCCCCTGCGCTGCCGGTGAATTGCAATCCAGTTGTTGAACCATCCCCTGGAAGAATGCAGAAAGGAACGCCAATCGCCGCGATCTGCTGCGGGTAGGGGTATGTCGGCGCCTCAAAAATAGTTGGCGCATCGGTCACAGAGCAGAATCCAGCCTGCCACAGCGACTTGATTTCATCGTCCGACGACGTGTAGCTCTGACCGACAAGCAGCGGCCTGCCGTAGGTGTCGCAGCGCCCCTCTTTGGTAATCGTGCATGTAGTAGTCATGCGTGATCCTCGAAAAACGGGGACCGAAGTCCCCGCTGTGGGTTACTGGTACAGCGCAGCGATAGGCCCGACGTCGGCGGTGAATGTCGTCGGCGGGGTGAAGCTCGCCGGGACAGTGCCAAAGGTGCCGGTTGCCGATTGCGTCATCTGGTTTCCGCCGTTCGCGGCAGCCCACTTGCGCGTGGTCGCCGTGGTGCCGTTGCATTGCACTGCGATGAAATACCGGCCAGGGTTCAAAATCGGCTGCGTCAGGAACGCCAGCGACTGGAACGCATTGGCACCAGCCGACAGCGCGCCAGCAACGGCGCTATTGGTGATCAAGACGCCATTGGTGTCGTACAGCGCCACCAGGATATTATCCGTTCCGACGGTGGCGCCGTTGAGCACATTGATGCCGGTCCATTGCGCCAGATGCGGCACGTAGATTTCCGACCGATACCACGTTCCGGCCACATGCACGGCCGATGTGCCCAACGAGGCGAAAGCCAGAATCGGGCCATTCGGCAGGATGCGCGGCCCTTGCGGGGACGAAGGCGCGCCGAAGCCGGAACTGTCCTGCGAGTACTTGTTTCCGCCGATGGTCGGGTTCAGCACTGCGTCGCCGGTCGCCTGATAGGCCTGCGTCGGCTGGCCAGAAGCGGCGTAACCGATGCCCTGCGCAATCAGCGCGGTTTGCGTGTCGTCCGGGACGATGATGGTTGAGCCAGCGGCATAGCCCTGATACGACTTGTAGAGAGTAACAGCCATGTCGTTCCCCTTAGACGGTGTAGATTTTGGCGGAAAGCTCAGGATAGGTCGCCGCCCATCCGAACAGCACATCAAGACGCATCACGCTTTCGTCGTTCTTGCCGTCGTAGTACTCCAGCACGCGGATCGTGAAGCCGTTGTGCGTCTTCTGCGACACGCTGACCACGTTTTTGCTCGGCGGCGTCCAAAGCGGGACCATCGCCAGCGTGAAGGCGTCTTTGTGGAACGCGACGTTGGTGCCGTAAGCCGTGCTGGCGGCGCCAAGGATCAAGAACGGGCTGCCAGTGGTAGGAGCGGCGCTCACATTCTGGAAAGCGCCGATCAGGACGATGGCGGGAGAAATCGGAATCGACGTAGCGCCGGCGGCAAGGTCGGCAGTGACGACGAATTGCGCCAGGCTGCCGGTAGTCTTGCGAGTCTGCGGATTGACCGCATAGCAGCCGGGGAAGGTAACAACGGTGCCGCGCGTGATCGTGCCGCCCAAGCCAACAACCGTGATAGCTGCGCCACTTTGCCCTGCGCCGCTGACGTTGGTGCCGCCGACGTTCTGCGTGCCGTTCGTATGCACATCGACATTCTGATCCATCGCGATATTCAGGCCAAGCGAATCGACCATCATTCCGCTCTCGTACTGCTGGCCAAGCTTTCCGCTTGGATTGAGCAACCCGGCCAGGCCTTGAAGCGCGGCTCCGTTAAGCTTCGGATTCATGATCAGCGAGCGATTGCGGTCCTTGCGGGGCGCGCCGCGCTCGTCAAGCAGCACGTTCGCATCGGTGATGACCTGCAGCGCGGTGGCTTGCGTGGTAGGCAACGCGCCGGCCGGATTGACGACTGCATGCGAGGCGTAATGCGCCAGCGACAGCCCTTGCTCGTCAATCTGGTTGGCCACGGTCGCCAGCGCTGCGGTGAGCTTGTCCTCAAGCCGGGACAGAGACAGCGTGCGCTCAAACGCAGTAAATGACAGATCGCAGCCCCCCTGACTGAGCGTCAGCGGGACCGTGCTTTCCACGGTATCTTGCGGAGCGGCAACGCGGCCTGCGCGGTACGTGTAGCGCGGCGGACGCTTGATGTTGATCGTAGCGCCGGGCTTGTAGCCGGCAGCAGAAGCTGATTGAAAGGTGTCTTCCCAGTCGCGGTTACAAGCCGAGCCGAAAGTAACCATGTTTTCGAGCACGGCGAGGCTTTCCTCAGCGACGATGCTCGATGTGACAAGCGTATTTGCCATTGTGTTATCCAGATGTGATTATCGTTTGCGCGCCCACCAGGCGCCCTGTTTTGCACGTGCTGCCCGATATGCTTCGGTGCTCATATCATCCGATATGCCAATGGGTGCGGACGACGATGCGCTGACCGGCTTGATCGGTGCGGGCGCCTTGCTGATCTTTGCTGCTGCAACGGGCAGCTCCGGGAGCGATGCTTCAATCCTGCCGATTGCTCTGGCGGCAGCGATTGGCGAGAGTCCGTTGATTTGCTCGGCTTTCTCGGGGTGTTGCGCGAGGTAATAGGCCACCTCGGGGCCACGATCGCTCTCGAGGATCGTATCGGTAACGTGCGGCGCTACCACGACTTCTGACAGTCCAACCACCTCATCATAGTCAGGCAGAGCCTGACGCACGGCCGTCTGAGCCTTGGCCCATGAATCCGTGCGCTGCTTGTTCTGTGCCGCTTGCGCTGCGGCCTGCGTTTTCTGCTCGTTCGCGCTCAGGGCGGCGCGTACAGCTTCGCCGGCCCGCCATTCGGCGACCGCTTCGACGTAACTGTCATAGTCCTGGAACTGGTCAAGCGCCGGCTTTCCGGCGACTGGCGCAGCGGGCTCCGGCTGCTTGGCGGCGCGGAACTCTGCCAGTTGCCGCTCTGCCTCTGCTGCGCGCCGTTCGGCTTCGTGGCGCGCCCAGGTAATCTCCTGGATGCGTTCGCTGGCGCTTTTCTTCTTGCGCACAACCTCGCGTTCTGATTCTTGCTGCTGCTCTGCTTCCTGCTGCTCAACAGCCTGTTCTTGCGCCTCAACTTCAGGCGCTTCCGCCTCTACTGGCGCAGCGGTTTCTACTGCTGCTGGCGTGTCGTCAAAGATCAAATCTTCCATCATTGCTCCATTTGCGGCATAACGCCGGGTTCTTGCTGGCCTGTGGCCATTGCAGCGCCTGCTAGCGCCGGAGGTGGCTGCATCTGCTGCGTGAGCATTGCAATCCAGCCCTTCAATTCTTCAACGTCCTGCCGCGACGTGGCATTGATGCGCGCGACATTCTCTGCCGACGCGGCCTTGATGCGCTCCTTCTCGATGCCCTGTTCTGCATCCTGCAGCGCCGCCTCAAGCTGCTGGATATGTCCCTGCGCCTTCTGCATGATCTGCATGACTTCTGGCGGGATTTGCGGCGTCTCGCGCTCGTCTTCATCCAACTCGTCTTCATCCAACAGTTCTGGCGGGATGGTCTTGGCGATGCGCTCGGCGATTTCCTCTGCGCCAGGCCAATCCATCGCGCGCACAACCTTGTCGCCGGCGATGTCCATCAACTTCGGCCATGACTGCCCGAACGACACCATAGACTCTGACGCCTCCTGACGAAGCGTGCTGTAACTCGGGCCAGCAGATACCGTGCAGTCATACTGTCCGACGCTCATGTCATTGATCGTCGTTTTGAGCTTGCCGGTCTTCTCATCAAGCTCGGGCTGCTCCAGCCGCTTGTTGATCAAAGCCGATGTGATGGTGTCGTCCTCGCCCATGATGCGCGCGACGCGCTCGGTGTCGAAAAGACGCGGGATCATGTCGAGCAAGCAGCGGCCAGCTTGCAGCACCGCGCGGTTGAGGTTATCCGTGTAGTGGAAATTGGCGATTCCGCCTTGCCGCTTCTGCTCGCGCTCTTGAATGCCTGACGTTGCCGGCCCGCGCGCGCCCAGTGCTGCGTCAAACATGCCAGTCGTTGCCTTGATGTCGTCCGATGCGTGCGCAGCCATCGTGATGGCGCCGACTGGAACATCTGCCATAGGCTGGCGCATCGGCGGTGGCACGAGTTGTCCGCCAACGGTGCGCGGCTTGTATTCCATATACGCAAATGATCGACGGTTGGCTTGCGACCATTGCGCCTCTTTGCCTTCGAATTGCCCCTCTGCGCCGATCCATGGCGACTTGGTACGCATCGCGTATTCCTCTGTCGCCGCCGTCATCCAGTAGTCGTACATGCGTGACGGGTCTTTAGCGCCGCGAATCACGCCGGAACGTACAACTTTGCCCTCGATGTCGATTTCGTTGCCATATACCGGGAATACCGGAATCCACCGGCACGGAACCTCGGACGACTCCAATACCTCGCCGAATTCTGCGCTGTCATCTCCTACGCACTTGCCGGCGATCTTGTAATTCACGACGCTGCGCCTCGCGCTTTTGCGCGAATTGGCGATCGTCACGCCAGGCGGCAGCGCCAATAGTTCCGATTTCCATCCTGTTTCGCCATTGCTCAAGCGGATGAGTTCATCGGCGTCTTCTTCGACGCGCAGATACTCGGCGACCAGAATATCATCCATGTCATCGCGCGCAGCATTGCCGGTGGTATTGCGTGTTTTGGCGATCTCTGAATCGGGATATTTTGAGCAGAATTCGGAGACGCCAAGACGCTCCTCAACGAGCACGCGGCGCGCGTCGCTGCCATCGCCCTCGATGGAATCAGGATCGAAATGGACGGTTAGCGGATTGCGAATGCGCACGAATCGCGGAACGACATCAAACGAGTCTTCACGCTCATATTCGGTGATGATGCGGAAATACCCCAGGCCAGTTTCCGATGCGCTTCCTATGGCGGTATCGTAGGCGATGGATGCTTTGCTGTTGTACTCGATATACCGGATCATGCCTTGGCGGACCTTCGCCGTCTCCGGGTCTGACTCCGAATCGACCGGATGGACCTTGATGCTGAGTTTGTTAATCCGTTGGTCGTTCTTGATCTGCCGAACGAATGTCGACCGCTTGTCAATCGTCAGGACCGGGCGCCCTTCTTTTTCGCGCAGCGCAACATCGCGAGACTCCCAATGCT